GCAATTGCATTCCACTCGTCAGTTAGATTACGTTTAAAATCTGTAGGACAGATTAAAGCTTCGAAAGACGGGCGAGATGTAATTTTAGGAATTAAAACTCGTGCTCAAGTTATTAAAAATCGTATGGGGCCTCCATTAAGAATGGTTGACTATGATATCTATTTTGAATCAGGCATTGACGATTATGGTTCTTGGTTAGAAATGCTTAAAAGTTTTAATTTAGTTACTCAAGCAGGTGCATGGTATACATATACTAACACTGAAACGGGTGAAATAATTAAATTCCAATCAAAGGATTTTGAAAGCAAGGTAATGGATAATGCAGAATTGAAAGATCATATCTACAAAGAAATTTGCTCAAAATACATTTTAAAATACAAGGCCGGTGAAGATTTTGGTATTGACGACGTAATAGTTGATACTGATTTCGAAGGCGAAGAAAGTTAATGAAATCTAAATACTCTGAATTATTTAAGCAATTACAAAACGAACAGGGTATATTGAATTTGGACCGTCAACGTGATACAGATGTATTAATCGTTGACGGTTTAAATTCCTTTATACGAGTCTTTAGTGCAGTTCCTATTGTAAATGATGATGGCGACCATATAGGTGGTACGTTTGGTTTTATACGTTCTATTGGAGCGATAGTAAGACAATTTAAACCTACTCGATTAGTAATAGTATTTGACGGTAAGGGAGGTTCTGCTCGTCGAAGAAAAATGCATTCGGGTTATAAAGAAGGACGTAGTTTGCCCACGCGCTTTAATAGATTTGAAGATACTGAACAAACTGTAGAACAAGAAATTCAATCGTTACAAAGACAATTTGGTCGATTAGCGGAATATTTAAATTGCCTACCAGTTACTGTCATATCAATAGATAATATTGAAGCAGATGACGTTATTAGTTATTTAGCGACTGATATATTTGTTAAAGAAGAAACAAAGAAAGTAACGATAATGTCAGACGATAAAGACTTTTTACAGCTTATCGATGAACGAGTTCAAGTGTGGAGACCAGTAGAAAAGAAACTTTACGGTCGTAATGAAATGGTTGAAAGATTTGGAATGCATCCGGAGAATTTTTTATTATATAAAATCTTCATCGGCGATAATTCAGATAACATTCCAGGCATTAAAGGCGTAGGACCTAAAACCCTACTTAACAAGTTTCCGTTCGTTACTGAACATCGTAAGGTGGATATAGAAGAAATATTACAGTATTGTGAATCGAATAAAGATAGTAAGTATGCTATTTATAAATCCGTACTTGAACAAAAAGAAAGTATGGAACTTAATTATCGATTAATGCAATTACATAATGTAGATATTGCCGGTACTTACAAAACAATGATAGTGGATATGGCAGGAAGGCCGTCTAATACATACGATAAAAATTCGTTTAAACAATTGTTCATGTTAGACAAGGCATATACAGTAATTCCTAATGTAGATTCTTGGTTACAAAATACTTTTAGCAATTTAGCGGCATATTGAAAAAATTTTATTATATTAATGTATGGCAGATAAATTATCGACGTACGGGCATAACTTTCAAGTAAAGGTTATATCATCGTTATTAACGGATAGAATATTCTTACAACAGGTAAGTGATATTATGGCTCCGGACTATTTTGAATCGCAAGCAAATCAATGGATTGTAGAAACTATAAAAACATATTTTATAGATTATGGCTCTATTCCTACGTTAGATGTATTTAAAATAAAAACGCAGGAAGAGTCAAGCGACATATTAAAAACCTCTATAGTAGACAATTTACGTGAAGTATTTAAATACGTAGAATCAGATGATTTAGATTTTGTAAAAGAAGAATCTCTTAAGTTTTGTAAAAATCAAGAAATTAAAAAAGCAATAATGGATTCAGTTGATTTACTTAAACGTGGTCAATATGAAGACATTAAAAAGAGAATTGACGAAGCAATGAAAGCAGGAGCCGATAAAGATATTGGCTATGAATACTTGTTGGGTATTGCAGAACGTTATACAGATAACGTAAGAAATACAATGCCAACGTGCTGGCCATTAATAAATGATTTAGCCGGCGGTGGATTTGGTAAAGGGGAGTTAGTTATATTCGTTGCAGGACCAGGCGGTGGTAAGTCCACTGCTATGATGAATATAGGCGCTCATATTCTTAAGAAAGGATTGAGAGTGGTTCATTATACAATGGAGTTAACAGAAGCGTATGTATCGCAAAGGTACGATGCGATTATAACTGGTATAGCAACACAAAACTTAAAATATCATATTGAAGATATTGAAACGGAGCTTAAAAAAATAACTGGAGAATTAATTGTTAAATATTATCCGACAAAGACAGCTTCAGTATCTTCTTTAAAGGCACATATGGATAAACTCATATTACAAGGTAAAAAGCCTGATATTGTAATTGTGGATTATGCAGATTTATTAAGAGGAAGTGGTAAAGCAGGTAGAGATGCTCTTCATCAAGAATTAGAAAATATATACGAAGACCTGAGAGGATTAGCAGGTGAATATGAAGTGCCAGTATTTACAGCATCTCAGGCAAATAGAAGCTCGGCAGAATCCGACATTATTACAGGTGAGCAAGTTGCTTCATCATTTGCCAAAATTATGATTGGCGATTTCGTAATTTCATTATCACGTAAAGTAACTGATAAGATTGCAGGTACTGGTAGATGGTATGTAATTAAGAATCGTTTTGGTCCTGACGGATTAACATTGCCTAGTAGACTTAATATGAGTAACGGTAGGATAGACATATTCGAAGAGTCTAGTGTTCAAGGTAAAGAAACTAAAAAGACAATGGAAAACGGTGATGAAATTTTGCGTAAAAGTTTAGCAACAAAGTTCAAGGAAATCAATGGCGGATCGTTAGGGTAACTATATTTATAAATACAAAATCGGAGAACTTATATGAATTTAAATTTATCAAGCAAAATCTTGTCGGACATTACCATCTTTATGAAGTATAGTAAATACTTACCAGAGATGGAAAGACGCGAGACATGGGAAGAGCTAGTTACAAGAAACAGAGAGATGCACATGAAGAAGTATCCTCAATTAGCAAAAGAAATTGAAGACGTTTATCAATTAGTGTATGACAGGAAAATATTGCCTTCCATGAGAAGTTTGCAATTTGCTGGTAAGCCAATTGAATTAAGCCCTAACAGAATTTATAACTGTTGCTTTCTGCCAATAGATGACGTAAGAGCATTTTCAGAAGTAATGTTTTTATTGTTAGGCGGTACGGGAGTAGGGTACTCAGTACAAAAACATCACGTAGAAAATTTACCTGAGATACGAAAACCTAACAAAACTCGTAAGAAAAGATATTTGGTTAGCGATTCAATCGAAGGATGGGCGGACGCAGTTAAATCATTAATGACTAGCTATTTTAAAGGCACGTCAGAAGTAGAATTTGATTTTCGTGATATACGACCTAAAGGAGCACGATTAGTTACTTCAGGTGGTAAAGCTCCAGGCGCACAACCATTAATGGAGTGCTTAGTTAAAATTAAAGGTTTATTAGAAAATAAAAATGATGGTGACAAATTACAACCAATTGAAGTACATGATATCGTATGCCATATTGCAGATGCAGTCTTGGCAGGGGGTATTCGTAGAGCAGCTCTTATTAGTTTATTTAGCGCTGACGACCATGAAATGATTGCCTGTAAATCAGGCCCGTGGTGGGAACTTAATCCACAGAGAGGTAGAGCAAATAACTCTGCTGCGATAGTAAGGCATAAAGTAACTAAAGAATATTTTACAGATTTATGGAAACGTATTGAAGCTTCTGGAGCTGGAGAGCCTGGTATCTTCTTTACTAACGATAAAGATTGGGGAACTAATCCTTGCGCTGAAATTGCACTTCGTCCTTATCAATTCTGTAATCTTTGTGAAGTAAATGTTTCTGATATTGAATCGCAAGAAGATTTTAATCAGCGAGTAAAAGGCGCTGCGTTCATTGGAACATTGCAAGCAGGTTATACTGACTTTCATTATTTAAGAGATGTATGGAAACGTACTACCGAGAAAGAAGCTCTTATTGGAGTTGGTATGACAGGTATTGGATCAAATAAAGTATTTGATTATGATATTAAGCAAGCAGCTAAATTAGTTAAAGAAGAAAATGCTCGAGTAGCGGCATTGCTCGGAATTAATAAAGCGGCTCGTACTACAACAGTAAAACCTAGTGGTACGTCATCTTTAGTATTAGGTACGTCATCTGGTATTCATGCATGGCACAATGATTATTATACTCGTAGGGTAAGAGTTGGAAAGAATGAATCAATTTATTCTTATTTGGCAGTTTATCATCCAGAGTTAATTGAAGATGAATATTTTAGACCACATGATACTGCAGTAATTTCAGTTCCGCAAAAAGCACCGGAAGGTTCTATTATTAGAACAGAAAGCGCTATTAATTTATTAGAGCGAGTTAAAAAGATTCAGCAAGATTGGATTAAGCCAGGACATAGAAGCGGTTCTAATTTACATAACGTATCTGCAACTATTTCTATTAAGAATGATGAGTGGGATATGGTAGGAGATTGGATGTGGGAAAACAGAGAGTACTACGCAGGATTGTCAGTACTTCCTTATTCAGACCATACATATATTCAAGCACCGTTTGAAGATATTACGGAAGAAAAGTACAATGAGTTAGTTCAATCATTACATAATATTCATTTAGATAAAGTTATTGAAATTGACGACACTACAGATGCTCGTGGAGAATTAGCCTGTGCGGGCAACAATTGCGAGATAGTTTAATATGGAAGCATTTGTAAAAGTACGTTTTAAAAAATTACATCCAGAAGCAATCATTCCATCCTATGCAAAGCCCGGCGATGCTGGGATGGATATGACTGCAATATCAATAATGGATGATGAAGGGTTTCAAGTAACTTACGGTACGGGAATTGCAGTTGAAATACCTGAAGGATATGTTGGATTAATATTTCCGCGTTCTTCAATAAGAAAATATCAAATTGAATTAACTAATTCTGTAGGAGTTATTGATAGCGGTTATCGAGGAGAAATCCAGTTTACGTTTAATAAGACAGCAGGTGTACCTTCAAAAAGATATGCTGTTGGTGATAGAATAGGACAATTAATTATAATGCCTTATCCTACTGTAATACCAATTGAATCGGATATATTGTCCGATACAGAACGTGGTCAAGGTGGATTTGGGAGTACGGGAAATTAAATGAGACGTAAGGACGATTGGATTTTTAGCCAATATGCAAAAGAATTAGTAACTAAAAAAGAACAAGAATATTATTTAGATGAAAAAGGTAATTTTGTTTTTACTGAGCATTATCATAAAAAGCGAGGAGAATGTTGCGGTAACGGATGTAAACATTGTCCATTTGAACCTAAACATATAAACGGAAATAATAAATTGGGAGATATTTATTAATATGAAATTAACGAAACTACTTGAAAATGAAATTAATCAACGTTTAGATTTAATGGAAGCACCGGAAGGCGCTGATATTTTAAAAAAATCTAAAGGATTAACAAAAATGTATAATGCATTACCGGCAAATAAAAAAAATAAATTTATAGATTTTTTACAAACAATGCCGGATAATTTATTTTTAGAATTCCGTAAAACATGTGACGGATTAACTACGGCTGAAATAAGTGCATTTGCTAAAAAGTTTAAAACAGTTAAATCAGTAGAAGATTTAGATAATCAGTCTTATAAAGCTTATCAAAAGCTTTGGGATACGTATGTAGGTCAAGCTATAGGTAAAGGAGAATTATATATTTCTTTCTTAGTAAATAATGCGATAGTCCAAGGCTCGACAGAATCTTTTGATATTGGTGACGGAAATAACCATTATGAAGTTAAATCTTTAGATATTTTAGACGCTAAAAGCGGAAAATTTAAAGCAGGTAATATCAGACCCGGCGCGGAAGGAAAAGTATCTAGGTATGCGTTTACAAAACAGTTAATGGATTTATTTACGATTTGCTCTTCATTAAAAAATCCTGAAATTAAATCAGGCGTTCTAATGTTAGGGGATACTAAGGCTTTACAAAAAATAGTTGATATATACGAATCAATACCAACAGAAAAGGGCGAAGGAGCTCCTTTAACGCAAACTCCCGGGGATATTCCTAAAGGTATATTAACAAAAGTATATGAAGCTATTTTACAACTTAATAAAATTAAAAATTTGCCATTAAATAAAAATGTTACTACTTCTAGAATAAGTGTAAAAGGATCTGGAGCCGATTCTGCGGATTGGATAGCTCCTGATGATGTAGATGATATAGTAGCAGTAGCGGGTAAAGATAAGGAAGCTACTATTAAGGTAGGAGCTCCTATTACAGATGAGTCAAAAGATGCAAAAATTTTATTAGTAGATTTATTTAATCATCCGTTTATAAAATCTCCTAAAGCATTTACTCAAGGGCTAGCCCAAATTAAATTAGCTTTCTTTGGAGGTAAAGCGGGATTAATTTATTTTAGTAACGGCGTTACTTATGTATCAAGCGATATGTCAGAGTTTGCTACGATTGAATCATCTCAAGATGGATATCGATTTGGATTAAAATCTAAATATCAATCATATCCTTATATACAAGCTCAACCGTAAGGAACAATAATGAATAAACAAGAATTCAAACAATTAATTCGTGAAGAAGTTCGTAAAGTATTAAAATCAGTTAGTATAAACGTTTTAGTTAATTAAAATAAAAGTAAATGCTTCATCTAATCAATGAAGTATTTTACTGTTTAATTTGATTTATCAAATAATTTTTATATATTTAAACAAAGTAATCAACGTTATGGATAAAATACAATATATCACACGAAAAGGTAATTTCGACTCAGGTCATAGAGTCATGAATGAATTCATGAAATGTTTTAACATACATGGACATACATACTTATATGAACTAACTTTCTCTTTTAAAAATATGGAAGAGATTGGATATGCAATTGATTTTAAAGAAATTAAAAGAGTATTTTGTCAATGGATTGACGATATACTTGATCATGGAATGATTCTTAATCCAAAAGATGAATTGCTTATTAAGACTACAAAAGAATATGGGACTAAACTTTGGTTAATGTCTTTAAATGGAGAAAATGAATATTGTAATCCTTCTGTAGAAAATATTGCAAAAGAAGTATTTTTAGCAATGGATATACTTTCAAAAGTACTTTATAAAGATTCAATAACAGGATTACAAATACATAAGGTTACTATTTACGAAACTCCGAATTGCTATACAGAATGCTTAAGAGATAGTATTTCTGATACAGAGCGTCTTTTGTTTAATAAGGTTCGTTGGGAAGAGATTAAGAATTATGCTGAGTCAAAAGGTGTAATGGAATATGATGATCGTAAAATATAATTTGGAAAATTCAAAAGAATTTATTATATTTAGTTTATGAAATGTAAATCATGTAATTCAGAATTACCTAATGTACGAGTGTCATTAGGTTACAAAGAATGTGTTGCTTGCTCTACTGTAGATACATATGGTTGTGTTGATATAGTATATCATAAGACAGGTAATACAGTTCAAGTAATGAGTAAGTCGGCCGCAGCTGAAATTAATAAACATAAAAGAAAAGGATTTGGTACTATGCTTAAGGGCGGTAGCAAATCGTCTATATATAATCCGAAAGGTTCTAAATATGGCGTATCTACTTGCGTTATAGGTAGCGAAGCTTCTTATAATAAAGTAGGCGAAATATCAATGTCGTTATTTGAAAATAAAGGCATTGACGCTGCATTCGATTATATAGATCGTGCAGTAATTAATTACGATATAAACAAAAATCAAGCATTTAAATTAAAAAGGATATTTAACTCATTATGACAAACATTAATGAAAACAAATTATTAATCTCAGAAGACTTTTATAGTGTTCAGGGCGAAGGAATTACATCAGGCTATCCAGCATATTTTATTAGGTTAGCAGATTGTAATTTATCATGCGGTGCTAAAATGGCATTCGTTAATCAATTTAAAAAGGATAAAGTAGATTATGATCCAGGTTCATTTAAAGGTGATCTGCATGCAGAAGGAAAAGCTACTTGGACTTGCGATACAATTCCGGTATGGGCAAAAGGCGTTGAAAGAGATTATCAATACTTAATTGACCGTTGGATTGAACAAGGCATCTACGATGATATTAAAAACGGTACTATCCATATTATATGGACTGGAGGCGAGCCTACAATTCCTAAACATCAAAAAGCAATTATCGGATTTCACAATTATTGGTCTAATATAGTTTTCAGCGGAAATGATTATATCGATTTTAGTCCGTTTGTAGAAATTGAAACAAATGGTACGTTTGTTATTGAAGATGAGTTAATGCGTCAATTGGATCAAATTAATTGTTCCCCTAAATTAGCAAATTCAGGAATGACTGAAAAGCAACGTATTGTTCCAGAAGCCATTAATAAAATTATGGAACATATGATATATCAATTCAAATTCGTAGTTAGCACCGAAGAAGATATTCAAGAAGTATTTAAAACATATGTAGAACCATTTAACATTCCATTAGCATATACAGTATGTATGCCTGGTTTAGATTCTCAAGATGATTTTCATGAGAGAACTAAATTTGTTTTAGAAATGGCTAAAAAATATAAATTTGTAGGATTAACAAGATTACACGTTAGTGCGTGGGATAAAACAACAGGAGTATAAAAAATATGAAAAAAATCGCAAAACCACTCGGAGATCGAGTTTTAGTAAAAGAAAGAAAAGAAGAAGAAACTGTAGTATCAGGTATCTTTATTCCAGAAAGCGCAAACATTGAAGATGTTAAATTAGCAGATGTAATTTCTGTCGGCGCAGGATTATTTACACAAAATGGAATTCCTATTCCTATGACCGTTAAGGAAGGAGATTTAGTTGCATTACCTCCATATCATCAAGGTAATGAAGTTAAATTAAACGGAGAAACTTATTTAGTACTTCGTGAAAGTGATTTATTAATGGTAATTACTGAAACAGAATAATATGACTGAATTATTAAAATATGCAAATTCATCTATTCCGCGTAGCGAAGAAGAAAAACAAGCTATGATAGAAAATGCTGCGAAGCATTATGGTGAATATATGACCGCTTTAGGAATTGATTGGAAGAATGATCCTAATTCTTCTGATACTCCTATGCGCGTCGCTAAAGCATTTATTAATGATTTAGCACAAGGATGTTATACAGCGCCTCCTAAAATTACTGCATTTGATAATTTAGATAAGTATGATGGCATTGTATTTCAAGGAAATATTGATGTTAAATCATTTTGCTCTCATCATCATTTACCTTTTATTGGATATGCTCAGGTAGCGTATATTC